CAACTGTTAAGACTACGGGCCAAACGTGCAAGCAACGATACCTGACCTCGCTGGGTATAAAGATACGGCTATCAATGGCACGTTTGCCGAGTACTGTATCGCGATAGACCGTAGGTACAGCATGCAATGGTTTCATGAGGACATCTGCAGGCAGCTGGAACGTGGTTATGAACGGTTGAAGCGGGGCGAGAATGTCCGCTTGATGATATTCATGCCTCCCCGACACGGCAAGAGTGACACAGCCACCCAGAAGTTTCCTAGCTGGGTGTTAGGCAAGCGCCCTGAATGGCCTATCATGGTCAGCAGTTATAGTGACGAACTAGCTACTGATTTCGGTATGTTGACCCGTAACCTGATGACAAGTGATGAGTACAAGGCCATGTTTGATACTCAACTGCGAAGTGATGCCAAAGCGAAAGGTAAGTGGATAACCGAACAAGGTGGTGGCTATACCGCTGTCGGTGTCGGCGGTGCGCTCACTGGTCGTGGTTTCAAGATAGGTATCATTGACGACCCCTTTAAGAACCGTGAAGAAGCTGACAGTCCGGTAGTACGTGAATCACGCTACAACTGGTATCGTTCAACCTTCTACACCCGACAGGAAGGCGCGAGCATGATTGTCTTTATCCTGACCCGCTGGCATGAGGATGACCTAGCCGGGCGAGTGTTGCGTGACAGTGCCGAAGCCAAGCTGAACGGTGAACCGTATGACGAGTGGGAGATTATCCAGTATGAGGCTTTGGCAACGAAGGATGATGCAATGCGTAAAGAAGGTGATGCCCTCTGGCCGGATAAGTTCAGCCGCGAGAAGCTACTGACCATGAAGACCACGATGGGTAGCTACGAGTTCAGCGCCTTATACCAGCAGAACCCGGTGGATGACGAAAACCGGAAGTTCAAGAGCCAGTGGTTTCATTACAAGGCGTATGAAGATATAGACATTGCTACGACGTACAACGTGATGACGATTGACCCAAGAGGTAAGGATGATGTCAAGCTGGGTACTGACTATATCGGGGTAACGATTAACTTCATCAGTGAAGATAACATCTGGCACTTTATCAGCTACCGCGTGAAGCTCAATGCTACCGGCCTAATTGACCTGTTATTCACGAACTGGGGACGGTATAACCTGCGAAAGATAGGTATTGAAGACAACCAGTTTACCCAGGGGTTGCTTATGAGTATCGAGGAGGAGATGCGACGGCGAGGTGTATACATTGACCTGACCTTGCTGAAGACCGGCGGCGCGCATAAGGAGCTGCGTATCGAAGCACTTGTGCCACGGTATGAACGTGGTGGCATTTATCACCTGACCTATGGCGGTCGCAACCAGTGTATCGACTTAGAAGATGAGCTGGCACTTTTTCCAAAGGCAGCGAATGACGATGCCTCAGACAGTGCTGCCTACCAGCTGCAGTTAGCCGAGAACCCCCGCGATAACCGGACAGGCATTGTGGAAAGCAGACAGCCTGATGACCGTCTGCAGAGCTTCTTAGTGGATGCTAATGGCATGGCGCTCGATACGCCGGTCAATATATCAAGTGCGCTGAGGGATAGTCAGGAGTTGTAACGTGGAATTTATCATATACGTCTATAGTAGCCAGTTACCAGCCGTGGAGATGAAGTACCTACGTTGTCCGCACTGTGGCCGTATCGTCTTTAAGGTCAACAGTACACGCATCCTGCTCAGCAATGCCTACGGTGCCAGCTTTACGGAGCTTGAACCGCACAGCAGCTACATCATGTACAAATGCCACAGCTGCAAGAGCGAGTATCGTATTCTGTTTCAGTAAAGCAGTAGCGTTTCGCTGAACCGTACTGTATACTCAGGCGTAAGGCTTCGTATTATTAGCCATCCACCTCTGTAAAATAAGCAAATACATGGCAATCGCAACACATCTTTTTTACTGGTTCTACGGCAATGTCTGGGGTAACCTTGTCGCTTCAGGCATCTGCACAGCCATTGCCTACTTCCGTCTAAAGGCTATGCACCGTAAGCATGAACACGCTATTCATAACCATATAACCCAGGAGTTTGCAAACCTCCGTAAGCAGGAAGAAACTAACTAATGGCTATCCAGTATGACCGCAACGCACCCGTCTTAGAGAACACCGCTGTCGATAACATTAACGGACAGGATGGGGTTGTTGACGAGTTAGCCAGCCTCGATGTTGATGTACCGGCACAGCGCCTTATACAGAACCTAAACAGCCGTATCAAGGACAGTGAAGACTACTGGAACAATGCTACCGGCTATGACCTGAAAGACCGCCGTAACAAGAACGAACGGCTGTACCTCAACCGCAATGACGAGAAGGGTTTATACAAGTACCAGAAGGCATATAAAGAGAATCAGATATATGTTGCTGAAGAATCAATCATCTCCTACGTTACCAGTCAGGTAGCTGGGCCAAAGGTCGTACCGGCTAGTACCGAAAGCCGTGAGCAGCTGTACGCTGCCAATCTTGAGAAGGTGCTGCGCTGTCACAGTGACACGATTGCCGACCTGGAAAGTCTAGTTGAAATCAGTGCGCGCAATATCTTGAACAAGGCCGTAGCCGTTATCATGCTGCGTTGGGATGAGGACATGAAAGAGGTCATAGCTGAGGCAGTTGACCCGCGCACGATTACCTTGGATAAGAACTGTCGTTTAGGCGGTAATCCGGAGTTCATTTGTCGCTACGTTAAGTCTTCGCCAGAGAAGTTACTTAAGCAATTCCCGAAGAAGGAAAAAGATATTCTTGAAACCCTGGGTATTAAGCGTAAGACACCCGGCCAGATGACCCGTGAGATTGTTTATAAAGAGGTCTGGTTGACGAACTACACGAACAAGGGCGAGCCGGAAGAAATCGTGGTCAGTTTCTATGATAAGGTGCTGCTTGGCAAACTGAAGAACCCCAACTACCTGTACGCTCGTAAAGACCTGAATATCTTACCGTACCCGAAGAAGCCGTTTATCTTCGGTAACCTGAATAACGACGGTACGCACCTGATTGACCAGACAACGCCGCTTGAGCAGGCTGCCCCTATGCAGGAATACTTGAACCGTCGTGGCCGACAAATCATGGAGAATGCTGACAAGGCAAACGGCACACTGATTATCGCAACCGAATCAGGCCTGTCGAAAGATGACGGCCAGGACTTGACCGGTGACCCGAACCAGAAGCTGTTTATAAAAGGCGGCGGCCAGTCAGTTGAAAACCTTGTTCACCAGCTGCAGGCTCAGGTCTTGCCGGAGTATGTGGTACAGGACAAACTTGATGCCCGTATGCAGGTCGGCAACATTATGGGCGCACCGACTGACTTTACCGGCTCACAGGCCGATGACGGTGACCCGACACTCGGTGAGGTGATGCTGAAGAAGAACCAGGCAGCAGGCCGTCAGGACATGATGGTACGGGCCATGACGCGTATGATACGTGACTACTACGAGTACCTGGCACAGATGATGGTGGTCTGGTATACCGATGAGCACCAGTTCACATTCGATGGCGGTGACGGTGAATTCGATGTGATTACTATGAAGCGTGACCTAGTGCCGAAGGGTGTGCGTATCTCGGCCAGCAAGCCAGCCAACCCGGACCGTTCCCGTGTTGAAGCAATCGCCCTCAAGCTGCTTGAACAGAAGGGCATCTCGCTACTGGATGCTTACCGGCTCCTGCAGCTGGATAACCCACAACAACTGTATGACAACTGGGTGAAGCAGAGCGGTAACCCGCAAGACCTGGCCCGAACGGGTATGGACGCGATTGATGAATCTGCCGCTTACGTTGCTTACGAAGACATCTTGAATGGTAAGAAGGTAGACGAGCCGGAGAATCCGAGCAAGGAATACATCTTGACGCTGCGTAAGCTGATGATTAACGACGAGTTCCTGAAAGCTAAGCGCTCGATTCAGAACAAGTTTATCGCGTTCGTGAACAAGTGTATTGATAGCTTCGAGGTACGCATGCAATTAGATGATGCCAGTAAGGTAGAGGAAGACCCTGAACCATTACGCCCCGGCACACCGCTGCCACCACTACAGCCACCGATGCAGCCGGGTATGGGTCAACCGGGTATGCCGCCGCAAGGTATGCCACCCGGACAGCCAATGCCAGGCGCTCCGCAGATGGGACAGCCAATGCCGTCAATGAACGGTATGCCTGGGCCACAACTACCTGCACCGACACCACAGAGCGTGTTCGGAGGAACGCCGATACCGGCCCCAGGCCAAGCACCGATGCCCCAGCCGGGCAATCCCAGTAGTTTACCAATGGTATAATGAGCGAAGTTAATTAAGGAGGAGAGCCCATATGAGTCAGACCGACATGGTTGTAGACGAGGCCATAGCAAAGTTAGATGCTGAAGAAGCAGGAACTAGTACCGATGAAAAAGAAACAACTACCGAAGATGTTACAGCTGACCCATCAACAGCTGACAACGCTGACGAGTCAGAAGACGATGCAGCTGCTACTGAAACGGAAGAAGTAGCCGACGATACTGCTGAGGAAGGCGAGTTTACGGCCGATGATGCCCTCGAAGAAGAAGCAACCGAGACTGATACCCAGCCCGTCACCCCAACTGATGCCGCTGGTATTCAACTGACCCCGGCCGAGCAGAAGTATATTGCTGATAACATTGAGCAGATAGGTGAACCGGTGACCTTTACCGGTAAGGTCGGTGATAAGGAAGTCAGCTACAAGGTATACGATGTCAACCAGCTACCGCGTGACTTCCAGCCGGATAGCATTGTCGGGTTCAACCAGGGTGTTGACCGACTACGGGCCATGAACCAGAAGGCAGAGAACCTGTTGCAGACATACCGCCAGGAACAGAACCAGAATAACGCTAAGCAGTACGAAGCTAATGAGAATCGCATGATTCAAGAAGACCTAGCCGACCTACAAAAGGCTGGCGAGTTTCCGAAGTTCAAGGTTAAACCAGGCACACCAGGTTTTGAAGATGACCCTGCCGCAAAGCAGATGGGCGAAGTGCTTGACCTGATGAACGAGCGTAACGCCAAGTACCTAGAGGATTTCCAGAAGGGTCGTGCGTACCGTCATATCGGGTTTACCGAAGCATTTGAACTGTACCAGGCCAAGCAAGGTAACAAGAAGGTCAACGATGCCCAGGATGCCGAAGACAAGGCACGCCGGGGGAATGCCCGAACAGTTGCCCCGACTAACACGCCGACCACGCCGACCGTACCAAAGCCGCTCGTGAAGATGGGTACGACTATCGACCAGATTCTTGCGGCACATGAAAACGATTAACATAAGAGAGGATTATTAACACATGCACCCAAACACCGTACTTGCTATTCTGCAACTGAAAGGCATCATTACCCAGGCCGAAGCCGTCAAATTAGCTGAGTTCACCGCCAACGCACCGCAGGCGACAGTCTTAGATGACGCGATTCATGCTATCAGCGGAGTGCTTGACACGATTAAGACCGAAGCCGTAAAGGTAGAAGCCGAGGTGAAGACTGAAACGGCAAAGATAGAGAGCGACGTACAGGCTGATAAGAACAAGAAAGCTAAGAATAAGTCGTAATTGTGAAATTTCTTGCAATAGTACACACCCTATAGTAGTATTTGCATATTAAGGCAGTTCATAGCCCGCAAGGTTATGAGCTGTTTTTTTAATATAAGAGAAAAGGAACTATATGGCAGGACAAATCCTTGTCGACCGCGTGGCTGATATCACCTACCAGGAGATATTGCCCAGCGTAGTAGACCAAATCAACAACTCAAACGTGCTGACCGCTCGCGTTCTCTCTACGCCCGAAACCTGGCGTGGTGTGACCGAGAACCAGCCTATCTCGGTAGCAAACAGCACTACCGGCGGTAGCTTCGCAGGAATGGACACGTTCCCAACTGCAGCAACTAACAACACCCGGCTGATGACCTGGTACGTGGCCGCTTACGAGCAGTCAGTAGTCGTACCTGGTATCGAAAAGGCCGTCAACGGCAACAGCGAAAAGCAGGTGCTTCGCTTGCTCGCTACCCGTATGGACGAAGCTAAGATTTCCGCTTCAGTCAATATCGGTTCACAGCTCTACGGAACTGGTAGTGGTAAGGACTTCGACGGTCTTGGCCTGATTGTCGACAACGGCACCAACTCAAGCAGCTACGCCGGTATTACCCGTAGCACTAACGCTTTCATTAACGGTGACGTTACCAGCGTTACTAGTAACAAGATTACCTTGAGCTACCTTTCAAGCGAGTTTGATAACGTGTCAGCCGCCGGTAGCCACCAGGAAAGCCCAACCCTCGGTATCACTACCAAGGCCGTTTGGAGCTTCATTGAAGCTATCATGCAGCCAATGGTCTCCGGCCGTTACGAAACTGTCGGTGTCCGTGGTTACGACCGTGTGAGCGGTGGTACACCTAAGGGTTCTGTCGAAGCACCTGGCACGACTGGTTTCGGTGGCTTCAACGCCCTCGTTTACCGTGGCCGTGGTCTGGTAGCCGATGACAACGCGACAAGTGGTACCTTCTTCTGGCTCAACGAGCACTACATGGCCTTCAAGCGCCTAGTAGACAGCTCCCTGACCCAAATCGGTAGCACCGTCGAAGTAACGGAAGGCTTCTATAAGGACGTACCAATGCCGTCTGCCTTCCAGTTCCGTGAGATGATGAGCCCAGTGAACCAGTACGGTGAAGTCGGTCTGCTCATCTTGATGGGTAACCTGATTCACAAGCAGCCTCGCCGTAACGGTAAGCTCATAAGCATCAGTAGCAACTAGGTTAATAGAGAGAAGGATATATAGATATGGAAAATGGAATTCGCGTTCTTACCTCTACCGACCTGAACCAGACTACCACCAGCAAGCAGGAAAACTACGGTGCAGTCGGCGCGACCGCTGACGGCCGTCGCTACCGCTACGTGCAAGCTGGCGGTGCGGTCACAGCCGGTAATGTGGTAATCGCGCCAGCACTCGTTTCAAACCACCAGAACAACTCGGTGGCTGTCGCAGCACCAGCAGGGGCAACCAGCCTGCAGGTAACGCTCGGCTCTACTGCAGCAACCGCTGACCAGTACGCCGGTGGTCTCCTGGTTGTCGGTACCGATGGCTCAGGTGTACCCGTTACCCTGAAGCTGCGCGGTAACACCGCTGCAAGCTCTGGCGGTACGGTCACGTACTACCTGGAAGCTTCTAACCCGCTACCGTTCGCGCTCACTACGAGCAACGTCGTTAGTCCCAGCCCAAGCCTCTACAATGGTGTCACAGCTTCTGCAACTGCCGGTGCTCCGGTCGGTGTCGCAGTAGCCAGCATTGCCAGCGGTTCATTCGGCTGGGTACAGGTGGCAGGTCCATGTGGTGTCGTCAACGACGCAGCCGCTACCTTGAGTGCGCTCGGTCGCATCAAGCAGAGTGGTACCGTTGCCGGTGCGGTGGTTGCGAGCACCGCAGCTACTGACAACCAAATCGGGTACGTCATCCAAGGTACAGCCGCAAGCAAAGCCGGTCTTGCCTACCTGACAATCGACTGATAACGTCATTCTCAGCGCATCACAGCACCTCATACGGGGTGCTGTTTGCGTTTATGGTTAGCTATGCTACTATGTGCAATACATGAGACATAGCAGCCCGTATCAGGCCGTCACCCAACGCTCCGGTATTAGGTTGCACATAACAAGGAGTAACCGATGCCAAAAGTAGAACAAAGCCAACTCACCCAGGAGGGTGCTAACGTCGCGCCTTACGGCGTGGCAATGAACGACAACACCAAGACGTTCCGTGAACGCCTCATGGAACGCTTTAACGCTAGTCAGTTCGTGCGCGTCAAGAACATTGACGATGAAACCTTTACCTGGCAATACCTGCCCGCTGAGAATGAAGAAGTCAGCTTTACACCTGACCCGATGAAGATTACCCACCGCAAACCGCCGGAAGTCTGGGCCATTGATGCCGGAAAAGAAGATGTGCTTGTCGGTGCGAACGCCTACCTGATGATAGAAGGCTTATACAAGAAGCTGGCCGCAAAGAAGACACTTGCCACGATGCCCGATGAACCAGGGGTGGCCCGTAACTTTAACTTCAGTGATGCCGATGCTCAGGAACGCATTATTAACCAAATCTTCCAGGGTATCGAGAATCCTACTTTCGGTACACCAGTCGCAGCGGTCAGCGAAACCGTCGCACCTGAACCTAAGAAGGAAGCTACTGGTGTCAGTAAATAGTGACATTGCAAACCGCAAGAAGTATCTGAAAGAGCTTGAGGCTCAGATAGAGGAGATTACTGAGCGGGGCAATAGCGAACTCCTGGCCCTTGATGTGGAAATCAAGCAAGCGCGTAAGGCACTGAAAGACCTGAAAGTAGACATCCGTAACAAGATGCATGAAAAGCAGGATTTAGAGGAAGGAATTGAGCAAATGCGCGAGGATATGCTTATGCAAGTCCAGCGCTTCGATACCGGTCTGGCATATTCGTAAAAGTTGTGTATACTGACAAGTATTAGGCAGACAGCCCACTCACTCTGAGTTGGGCTGTTGTCATATATAAGGAGAATATAGACAATGGCAAACGCCACTCAACCAGGAAGCCAAAAGGTATACGCATACGGTCCCGATGGCTGGTACGGTTCTGTACCATTTGATGATAACCGCGCTCCCGTTAATGGTCACAACTATTTCCAGACGCAGGACGCAACCGCAGGCACGAACGTTGTCTCACCAGTTGCCGCCACGACAGCTGTTACAACGCTTGTCATACCACAGAACGCTGTTAGTGTGACACTCATTAGCGACGGAATTTTTAAGGTCAGTGAACAGGCGAGCATGAGCCAGTACGCGACTATTCCAGTAGGCACCCCGATTACGCTCGACGTAGCGCGTCAGCTGAACCTCTACATTGCAGCAGCCACGACTGCCAATGTGTCGTTCATCTTCAATACTTTGTAAACACGAAACACCCTATAGACCATGAAAGCAGTTACTCCCTGGTCGAAGGCCAGCAAACAGGCGACAGACTGGACGCATCCCGCGACGGTAGCAGCTCAGTGGACTGATAACGACGCTACGCCTTCCGCTGTCTGGTCTAATAACGATGTTAAGAGTCCGACTGACTGGGGCGTACCACCAGCTTTATTACAGACGTACTTCTATGATGATATAAACCGCACCTATGACGATGCAGGCTATGAGTACGACTTTATCGTGGACGGTAACACCTTCAGCAATCGTAATCAGACTATCTGGGCCGCCGCATGAGTACGAAATACCCTGGCTCTGCCGACGATAACTCGACATTACCGGATGTTACCGGTACTACCAATAGCACGAATCCGAGCCACGCCGGTCTGCATAGTAATGCCAATGATGCGATTAAGGCACTTGAAACCAAGCTCGGTACCGGTAGCTCAACTCCTAGCGGCTCACATCAGTTGCTTATTTCAACCGCTGCAGGCACAAGTACCTGGGGTACTTTAAGTGTTGGTGGTGACCTATCCGGTACGCTCCCGAATCCAACCGTCGCAAAGGTCAACGGCCAGGTACTCTCCACGGTTGCTTTCAGTGGAGACTACGCTGACTTATCCGGTACACCGACAATTAGCGGTACGAACACCGGCGACCAGACGCTATCTGTTTCTGGTAGTACGCTGACGATTAGCGGCACTAACGGCAACTCGGTCACCCTGCCTGCCGGTGGTGGTTCAGGAACCGTAACCAGCTTCTCGGCTACCGGTAACAATGGCATTACGACAAGTGTGGCAACGGCTACGACAACCCCCGCTCTAACACTCGGGCTGGGCGACATAACGCCAAACTCAGTGGCTGCAACGGGAACGGTAGCCGGTTCTAACCTAAGTGGTACGAACAGCGGCGACGAGACAACTGCCACAATTAAGACCAAGCTCGGCATCACAACGCTTTCCGGTAGCAACACCGGCGACGAAACATCCAGCACGATTAAAACGAAGCTTGGTATCACGACACTATCTGGTTCTAACACCGGTGACCAGACGATAACGCTGACCGGTGACGTAACTGGTTCAGGTACTGGTAGCTTTGCAACGACGCTCGCAAGCAGCGGGGTAACAGCTGGAACCTATACAAGCGCGAACATAACGGTTGATGCGAAGGGACGTATTACAGCCGCTGCAAACGGTTCAGGTGGTGGCGGTGGTATTACGAGTCCGCTGACAACCAAGGGTGACATTTGGGGGTTCTCAACCCTTGATGCCCGTGTTCCAGTCGGGACGGACGGATATGTACTGACCGCAGACAGCACCGCTTCGCTCGGTATCTCTTGGAAGGCAGCTGGTACAGGTACTGGTGATGTAACCGGTCCGGCTAGTTCGACAAACACTGGTATTGCCGTATATAACGGCACAACCGGAAAAGCGCTATCCGACACTCCGGCAACCGTAGATAGCAGCGGCAACCTAAGCGCACATTCACTGAGCTCTGGTGGTACGGGTATATCTCAGGGTCTTTACATCGACCAGATGAATACCTATAGCCAGCCCTCTATATCGGTGCTCGCAAAACTGAACATGAACTCAGAGCCGATTACGAGCGTTAAAGACCCCACAAATGCACAGGATGCGGCCACGAAGAACTATGTCGATACGCATAGCGCTTCCCTGCCCCTAACAACGCTCGGTGACACGCTCTATGAAGATGCAACGCCTGCTGCTGCCCGACTAGCCGGTAACACTACTACGACTAAGAAGTTCCTGACCCAGACGGGTACCGGTACGGTGTCAGCAGCTCCTTCGTGGAACACGATACTTGCAGCTGACGTTCCAACCTTGAACCAGAACACGACCGGCTCAGCGGCGACCCTGACAACCGGTAGGACTATTCAGACCAACTTGGCAAGCACCACGGCCGCGACCTTTAACGGCTC